ACCATGAGCCGCCAGAAGAACGAGTCGCGGCCACCAGCGAACAGCTTCAACGCCCCCGCATACTCCTGCGGGCGCACGTCGCCGAGCTGGTTCGCCCACATGGCGGAGATGAAGTTGCGGGTGTGGAACGGCAGACGCATCACAGTAGCGTAAGTCTTCCAGGCGTTCAGTGTGCGCTGCAACACGTTCGTGAACTCGGCCATCCCACGGGGAGTGCCCAACGCAGCGTGCTTCCCAATGAAGTTCTCCAAGAACTTCATGGCCTGAGCGTCACCACCCCAACCAGTGATCCCCTCACCGCCCAGCTTCACAGCGTCGGCAGTGGCCCAGCCTGGCAGGGCACCCACAGGCGTGTACGCCTGCTGGATGATGTGTTCGAACGGATTGCCCTCCTCACCCATGTTCTCATTCCACAGTTTGCGGGCGTCGTCGATCATGCGGAGCAGACCCTCGGCCTGCTCGTCAGTGTGGTACAGGACGAACGAACCGTCACGGGCGTTCGAATAGCCCAGGATCTGACCGATCCGTTCGGCCAGCTTCTCGGTGCCCTCCATCGCCTCATACCAGGCGTCGATCGAACCGTCAAGCTGCTTGTTCTCCCGAGTGCGCAGCAGCGCCTCGATGTTCTGCTTCGCCTTGTCGGGGTCGAAGTAGGCGGAACGGCGGGCCATCGAGTCCTGCACACGGGACTCCAGCCAGGCCGTCCGAAGATCCTGGGCACCAAGGTAGTGGTCGACGTGCTCAAGGAAGTTCGTGATCTCAAACTGGGCTCGTGGCCCCAGATCCAGCAGACGATCCGAAGTCGAATCCATCTTCAGGCGCCGCAGTTGGGCAGCCATCTGACGTACCTTCCCAATGTCGGGATGCTTCTTGCCCATCTCGTCAGCCAGGTCCGACATCTTCGACGAGAACTTGTCCCACTTCACCTGGATCTTCAGCGCCTCACTCTGATCGGCAACCACCTTCGAAGCCGCACGGCGGGCCTCACGCAACGCGACCTCAGCCTGAGTGACACGGCCAGCATGCACGTCGTCAGTGAGACGCAGCAGCGCAGTCCGAACGTCCTCACCCATCTTCTCGGCTTCCTTCACGGCGTTCTTGTACGCCGACCGCATGCCCGCCACATGATACGTGGTGGCACCCGACCCGACAACCGTCGGCATCTGAGCCAACTCAGCGTACTGACGCAACGCCACCACGGCCTTCTTGCCGTTGATCGTCATGTTCCGCATGGCGGGGTCGATCGCCAGAATGATCTGACCGTTCAGGACCGTCGGGGCTCCAGCAGTCGTCGGCACCACCGTGCGGGGGCCAGGCTCCAGGTAGTTGGCCTTCAGGTCGCGGGGCACGTCCGACGAGATGAACCCGAACAGTTCGTTCGTGTTCTTGTCGCGGAGCGCGATCGCCTCCTCGGCAGGCCACTCGTTGGCGTTCCGCTCCCAACGCACCACCAGATTGTCAGACCCGTCGACAGTCCACTCCTGAATGATGTGCGGATCAGTCACGTACCCCCAGGTGCGGCGCAACTCCACCCACCCGTCATCCTTCGCCTGCTCGATGGCCTCACGGGTCAGACCAGTACCACGGAGGATCGCCTCGACAGCATTGTCGTCGGCGCCCCAATCCTTCGCCATCAGCGCATTCAGAGCGTACCACTGGCGTTCAGTCATGCCAGCGATCGAAGCAATCCGCCTCGCATTGTCCAGGCTACGGAACCCCATAGCCTTCAGCTTGCGCTCCACCGTACGCAGCGACGGCAGGGCGTAGTCGTTCATGTCCCGAATCACAATCCCATAGGGGGAACCAGCACGACCCCACTCGATCGTCTGCCCAGTGCGGAGCAGGCCCGACTCGCGAGCCCACTTCGTGAACATGCGGCGCTCAGCACTGTTGCCAGCACCGATCGTCTCACCACGCTCCAACTTCCCGAAGAACCCCACGATCTGATCGAACTGATTCACCAGGCCACCAATGTCATCGACCACCCCGAACGTCAACCGTTCGACGTCACGAGTCGCCTGCGCCTCACGCAGCGCCTGCACCTGCATGTGTTCCCACAGGTCACGGTACGCTTCGGGCACCTCGCCAGTCGCACCATGCGCCTCATGCAGCCGATCCCACAGCGCCTGATACCGCTTCTGAGTGAACGGCGGTGAGCCCTCTGGCATCGTCCGAATCCAACGGGAGTAGATCGTGCGCCGCCGATTGTAATGCTGCTTCTTGATCGTGGCCGCATGCTGCTTCGCCCACGCCGAAGTGTCAGAACGCTCGGCGTCCCACCAAGCCTTCAGCCGTTCGCGGGCACCAGGCATCCCATCGGCCTCCCGCCACTTGCCGAGACGGATGTCTTCGGCGATCCCAAGCAGCTCGTCCGAGTACTTCTGTGGCATGCGGTCGGCGATAGCGGCCAGCTTGTCACCCAACGAATTGCGGAACGTCTCCACCAGGAACGCCTGATCGTGGATCGAATCGAAACGGATCCGCAGCGGGCCGTCCTGGCGCCGCTTCCACTGCCGTTCGAACGAGAGACGCGCCTCAGCCAGCTCACGCTGCGACTGCAACACCCGTGCGTTCGCCTCGTCGATCAGCGCCTGACGGCCATGGATGATCTGCCCAGCGTCAGCCGCCGAGTCGATCTCGTCCAGCAGGGCGTGGAGCTCCATGAACTCCTCCTGCACCCTCTGCATCTGGTGCTGCTCGATCTCCCGCCACACGGCATGCACGTCAGTACCGACCGCAGTAGCGGCAGCCTCAGCCAGGTCGTCGGACACGCCCAGGTTGCGCAGCTTCTGGCGGCGGGCAGCGACCGTGTTCTGCCACGAGCGGTTCGCCTTCTCCGCAGCCTTCGCCGAAGTCTTCGCCTTCTCGATCGCCTTCGCAATCTTCGGGTCGTCCAACGCCTCACGTGGCACGTTGATCGACAGGTCACTGGAAATGACCACCTTCGTCAGCCGCACGTCCCGCGGATCCTGAGTGCGTTCCGCCAGGCGAGACATCTCCTCGCGGGCAGCGTACATCTTCTCCAGCTTCTTCGCCACCTGCCGCTGAGTCTTCGACATCTGATCGCCGAACTGCTCGTGGATTCGGTACGCAATGCGGGAAGCGTCCAGGCGCCCCTCGTTCTTCGCCAGCAGACCAACCTGCTGTGCGAGGTGAGCGATCCTCCGCTCGTTCACGGCCTGCGACATCGAGTTCACGTAGCCCTGCAACACCTTCGCAGGGTCCAACTCCAGCACGCCAGTGCGAGCCTTCGCCTTGTCTTCCATCGCCTCCTGAAACCACTTCGGCACAGTGATCCTGCGGATCGGATCACCATGGAACTGGGCGTTGTGCTTCGTCAGCACATACTCCAAGGCGTCCATCATCGCATCGTTCATCTCCATGTGCGAAGCGTACTGGGTGGCGACACGGTTCACGCCGTCCTCCACCTGATTGTAGTGGAACAGGAACGACCCGCTCATCTCCTGCACTGCCACGCCACGCCCCAACGTGCGTTCGTTAGCGTAGGCGGTGGCGCCAGCCACCGTCCGATCCGAACCCATCCGACGGTGCAACCCCTGGATGATCTCATTCAGGAACGCCAGACCCTGCTTGATGTTCTCGGGGGCATTGTCGTCCCACGTTTGCAGCCCCGTCTGGACGGTCTGCTCAGCCAACTGCATGAACTCCCTCGACAGGACAGTCGGAGTGTAGTTGCCGATCGCCTGCTGCGGGTCCAGCAGGCCCACCTCGGGTGACGCTGCGATCTCCCGCATGCGCCCCATGATGTCCCGCCACTCCTGAGCGAACTCGGTGGCGACAGGACGCAGCCTCTCGGGCACGTCGTCCAACATCTCGATCATGTCACCACTGTTCGTCCAACGGAAGATCGACTGGAACGTGACAGCCATGTCGTCCGACGATTCCTTGCCCATCGTGTTCGCCAGCTTCGCCATCGAAGCAGTAGCACGCTGCGTCAGGTTGCGGGTCTCAGCAGTGAACCCGTCGCCCGTCGACATCGCCATGAGCCGCACCGCCTGCGGAGCGAACTCGTAACCCATCTTCGCACCCTGAATCACGGGATCCAACGTGTTCAGCGCCGCCAGCGTGCGGCCCTTCACCTTCGCCAGACGGTCAAACCCGCGCGACAGTGTGTCCGAACGGTTGCGGAGCATCCCAATCGCAGCCTCACGGGCAGCAGCAGGCTTACCTGCCAGCACCTGATGTGACCTGCCGTACACGTTACGGGAACCCATCCCGAACCGCACGCCACCCTTCAGCCAGTCACCCACCACGTCAGTGTCATCCTTGAACCAGGCGGGCAACTGGTCGAACCGCTTCTTCGCCAGGGGCTCAATCACCTCGGACAGCAGCTCGTTGTGCACCTTGTCCCGCGCCTGAGCAATCAGGTCATTCCGCAGGGCATCCGACACGTCGTCGCCAGCCTCAGCCAGCAGATTGTCCAGGGTCGTACGCAGTCGAGTCGCAGCCTCCTCAGCTACCCTCTCAGTGCCGCCACGGGCGCCACCCATAGCGAACCCCTTCGCAGCCTCGTCGGCCAGACCGAACGCCTTGTACATGCCGCGAGTCAACCCCGCTTCGACCGACTGGTTCGCACCAGTCAGGATCGTCTTCTTGAGGGCGCCACCCGCCCCACCCGTAATGTAGGTCAGCGGGTCGGCAGCCACGTCCAGGGCGAACCCCGTCACCCCGTGCACAGCATTGTTGAACCAGTTCGTGTCACCCTTCTCAGTCTCCCACCCCCAAGCGTCGAGGAGCTCGCCGCCCACCAGGCGCCCATCCTCACCGTACAAGCCACCATGCTTCTGGGCCAGCGCCTCATAGTCGCCAGTGAACACCTTGCCATAGTCGGACAGTGAAATCTCCGAACCCTTGTCGGCGTTCGTCACGTCAGCAATGAACGTGCGGATCAGATGCCCAGGACGATCCAAGTAGTCCAAGAACCCGAGCACCTTACCCACCTTGCCCATCGGGTCCAGAGCTCCACGCTCCGCGATTTGGGAAGCGTTACGGTACGCCTCAGTGTCGGTAAGGCCAGCCTGCTCCAACAGGAACAGCCGCTCAGTGGCGGCGTCCTTCGCACTCTGGATCGTGTCCTCTGCCAGCATCGTCGAGGCAGGCGCCACGTTGGAGAACCGACGGTTCGTCTTCTCGACCTCCAGTGCGTCGGTCTCCTCGGCGGGCTGATTGTAGCCGAGCGTCTGCCGCGCCCGATTCGACGTGATCCCATAGCCCAACTTAGCCATCAGGACACACTCGCACGTGTAGTAGTCGTCGGCTTCGTGTACGACCCAGGCGAAGCGTCGACAGCCTGGTCGAGCGTCTCGTTACCGTACGAGGCGGCGTTGAACCCTGCCGTCTGGTCGACGAAGTCAACCTGCCCACCGTAGGGCAGGCGGAACGAAACGTGGATGTGATCGTTGTGGGACGAGTTCGCCCCCAACGGAATGAACGTGAGGACACCCGCAGCCTTCAACGTCTGCAAGTAGGCTTCCATCTCACGGTACTTCTGGGTGTTCTGCGAGCCAGGTTCGAAGTAGATGTCCATGCCGCCACCAGCATGATGGTCACTGTTGAACGCTCGGCCAGCCGCCTTCGCAGCCTCCTTCGTTTCGAGGGGCCGCAGGTATGACGGCGGGTCGATCTTCGTTCCAGGCCAGCGGGCCAGGATGTCCTGGTACGTGGACATGGCGATAGCCGCACGCTCACCGTACGGGCCGATGATCTCACCCGTCTTGAAGTAGTGGGCGGCCTCCGCAATGTTCTGCGGGTCACGGTTGTCAGCGTCAGTCGACGACCCCTGGTAGGCTTGCACCGAACGGTACTCCTCGTAGGCGCCCTTGATGATCGCATCCATCTGCCGCAGGATCGCCACATCCTCAAAGTCGAAGTCGACCCCCAGCTCACCAGGCACGAAGTTGTCGCCCCTGCCACTGCCAGTCATCAGCGCCAGCGCCTGCAACACGCCCTGCGTGTTCATGTAATCCAGGTCGAGAGACTGCAAGCCCTGCCACAGATCGTAGTAGGCGCCCATCTGCTCGTCGGGCAAGTCGGCAGCAATGATGTCCCACTGCGACTGCAACGCCATCATCACGAAGTCAGACTCGGACGGCAACGTCACGCCCTCGCCGAACTGGCGTCCGATCTCCTCTCGGGTAGCGGCCAGCGCCTGCTGCTTCGCCATCTCAACCTTGTTGCGGTCGTACTCGGCGTCGGCCAGGGCGTCGCGGATCTTCGCCGCAGTCACGAACCGCTGCGCCTCGTCCTCACGCAAGAAGGTCGCTTCGATCTGGTCGGCGCCAGCGATCGCCAGATCCTTCTGGAAGTCGGCGATCTCCTGCTGGTAGGCGCCCTGCGCCTCCAACACTCCGAGCTGCTCGTTGAACGACGACTCCTCGGCCACCATCTGCTGTGCCGCCTCGATGCCGATCTGACCGACCAGACCCTCGAAACCAATGTCGGACAGCATCGACTGGAGCCGCTCGTCGGACTCCAACTTCGCCTGCGTCATGTTCGCAATCGCCGCCTCAGTAGCGGCCATGGCGCCAGCCGTGTCGATCGCCTGGGCTGCGGCCTTCGCCAACTCAAACGGGCGTTCCATCTGGTCACGCAGCCACGCTGACACGTCGTTGTTGTTCTGGGCGTCGAACTGCAACTGGGCGATCTTGCGGTCGATGTCGGCGAGCTGGGCGTCGTACTGTGCGGCGGTGGCCGACAGGCCACGCTCCAGCGCCTGGTCCCGCTGCTGACGCAACAGGTTCGCCTGCTGCTGGAGGGCGGCAGTGATGCCCGCAGCAGCCTGCGACTTCGAATCCAACTGCTCCTGGCGGTCGGTCATGACCTTCCCGTAGTACTCGCCGAGTGCCTTCTGGCGGTCGGGGTCCGTCTGGACTGCGACAGGATCGAGCGAGTCTCTGGCGGTGAACTGCCACGACGAACCGCCACTACCCTGGGGTAGCTCAGGCTTGAGCGGCGGGTTGTACTTCGTGTCGTCGATCAGCGAATAGCCCAGGCGGGAATCGAAGGGGCGGGCACGGAAATCGGTTGAGACGCCCATAATCGGAGCAGACTCCCAGGTCGGAGCGACAGGGGGAGTGGGGGCCTTACCCCAACTGCTACCACTACCACTACCACCCAGATAGTCGGGGGAAACCTGGCCTGCACCAGTCTCACCGCGAGCCCGAACCCGAGCCCGCTGCCTCGCCCGTGCGTCTGTGACGCTACGGTACCCCGTGGACATTAGTACGCCCTTACGCCTGCGGGAAGACCCTGAACTGGCTGCATGGCGCGGTTGATACCCTGCTGGGCCAACATCTGCATGTACTGCTGATACGCCCACTCAGCCTCACGGGGATCCTTGTAGGCGGGCGAAGGATTCGTTGTGATAGGCGGCGGCGGCGGAGCCACAGCCGACAGTTGAGGATTCTGAACCTGGGCCACAGGAGTCGTCAACACGTTCGGATTCGCTGGCCCCTGCAACCCCTGCGTGTTCACCTGCGGGACGCCCATCGGAACGTTCTGAACCTGCGCAGGCTGAGCCGCCATGCCAGCACCAGGAGCCACACCCGCAGCCAACAGAGTCTCAGCGTACTGGCGCCGCAACTGGGCCTCGATCTGAGCGGCCTGAGCCTGCTGTGCGGCATCCAACCCACGCAACTGCTCCTGGGTGGCCTGCTCGCGGGCCTGCAACTCGGCCTCAGCCTGAGAGCGGCCCGACAGAGTCGCAGCCTCCACGTCAGCAATGTTCTCACCCAGGATACCCGAACGGTAAATCCCGCGGCGCACCGCATCGTTGGTGGCAGTCTCGATCCCCTGCACCCGTCCACGCTCTAGCTGTGCGAGCAGGAGACGATACTGAGCTCCCGCCTGAGTCTGGTCAGCGAGCAACTGTGCTCGGGTCATTCCGTACTGCGCCTCCAAGCCTGCGAGCGCCGCGGAAATCTCGTCCTCAGTGAACCCCGCCAGCGCCGAAGCGGCACCAGCAGAACCAGCGCCAGCGGCAGCAGGGCCAGCAGGCGTCTGAGGAGTAGTGGAAGTCGGGGGTGTGCCACCCGTGTTCGTTGTCGGCGGGACGAAGCTAGGGGTGCCCCCGCCAGTAGCGCCTCCACCGCCGCCCCCAGTTGTCACGGGAGTCGGGGAGCGCTGCGACAGCACCTGAGTAGCCCGAATGGTGTCGGGCGTGAGAACCTGCCCCTGGGTGATCGCCGCCTGATCCTCAGTCAAGCTTCCCTGCACGCGCGTAGGCGTGGCAGTAGTGGTGGCGCCGCTCGCCGCCCGCTTCACATAGGTCGCGGTACCCGTCGCCTCCTTGTTGATGCTCATCTGCGCTTGCGGGTCCAACCGCGATATGAGAGAACGAGTAGCCATCTTGAAAAGACCTCCTATCTATACGGTGAAACTGTCAACCTAGATGTCGTACAGTTGCGCCACCTGGAGGAACATCGTGTACGCCGTCGGCGACGCAGACGTGTTCGCAGCCGAATCCGAATACACTTCGAACGTCAACTGGGACGCAGTCGCCACATAGATGATCGACGTGATCGAATGGTCGAGACGCGAGTTGAAAGAGTTGCGACAATACTCGTCGGTGCCGTTCCCCAAAAGGCGAAGATAGCCAGACTCGGCAGCCTGAAACGTGACCCGACCCGTCGCAATGTAGATCCCCCCAACGTTGATATCCACAGCATCATTCACTGCGTCCAACGTGAACGTCGTCGAATCCGACGTCCCCTGCTCAGAGTCCAGATTCACAGGCGTCCACGCAGTAGCCCCAATCGACTGGGAACCAGCAGCATCGTACGCCCAAATGTGGCGTTTCGTGCCGCTCCTGCGGATCTCGCCAGCCACAGCCAGATCACCAGTCACCTGCAAGCTGCCAGGCAGAATCAGGTCGGTGGAACCCGACTCGTAGGTTGGTACGTAGCCGTTGATGAAGTCGGCGGTGACACGGAAGTTCTCGACCACGGTGCGCCCAATGCGGGCCAGGTCGGAGATCTCGCCAAGTTGCCTCGGGTAGGAGATGCCGCGGCCCATCAGGCGCCCCAGATTCCCCAGCCAGGCACAGCAGCAGCGGAACCAGCCATCTCGGTCGACTCGACGACAGTGATCGCCCCATAACTGCTGCCCGAAAGCTTGTCGTGCCAGAGAATCCCCTTGAAATCCTTCGTCCCGTGGCGAGCGCGAACCACACCAGCGAAATAGGAGTTGTCCATGAGGGTCGCAGTCCCAGCCACAAACCCCTGGTTTGACGTTGTGTCGTAGTCGTTGGTTGCCACACGGTACGTGTTGCCCCAGATGTAGGTGGCGTTGTGGTGGACCATCGTGATCCGACGGTCAGCGGCGTCTGCCCACCCGTGTGGCATCCTATTGAACGGGCTGGCCGCATTGACGGACAGATTCGACTTGGCCCCCGCAGCGCCCCCAGGCCACGCGTCGTCGTCAGCGCTCCACGGTCGAATACCGAAGGTGGGAGAGTTGACGTCGTCGATCGTCAGCGCCCACATCTTGTCGGAAGTTGAGTCGAAGTAGCCTCCGCCAGGCGCACCCGAGCCGTTGTCGGCCGAGAGGTTCCCGTTTGAGATCGACCAGGTGTACGAACCTGTGTACGTGGCCTTGTTGTGGGTGATGTTGCCGCCGTTGCCGCCTATCATCATCACGTCGGGATCTGTGGCGACATCGGGGAAAGTCGAATGGTACGTGCGCGCCACCACAGCGGAACCCTCAGTGCCCGACGAGCAGACCGACGCCTGCAAGATGGAGGAGAACCCGCTCGCCGTTGTGTATCCGATGGCACCGAACTGGCTGTTACCGAACCCAACCACCAGTTCGTCGTAGGTCGGGGTTCCCTCGGGGTCTTGCATCACCAGAAGAGAGTGGCCCGTATAGTCGCCGCCAGGAAGGTAACTGGCCGAATGGTTGATGGTGATGTCGCCGCCGCTGAACGACCACTTCTTCAAGATCGACCCCACGGGCAGCCCCGTGCCATTGTTGTACGTCGACACCAAGATGTAGCCGCCACCAAGGCTCGACTGCAATAGTTCGACTCTCGTAGCGTGCTCAGTGGAAGTGCCAGTGTCGAAGGGGGTGGTGGTTTCCGCCCACGTCGCTCCACCGTCCGTCGAGTAATGGCAATGGACTTTGTAGTCCTCGGCGACGTACGCCAGGACAATCGTGCCATCAGCAAGCATGACACCGTTACGCCCGTACTGCTGCTGGTTGCCGTAACCTTGGTGGGTGCAGCGAACCTGCGTGGCGAACTTCGGTGACGTGACATTCACGTCGTACTCAAACGTGAACCCCTCGCAGCTACCGAACGTCATCGTATCGGAAGGAGTGTCGTACCTGTCCCAGCCGCGGCTCGTGTATGCGATCCCGATGCTGTTCGCGTCGGTATGTTCGGTCCAGTCGACACCCGAACTCAGCCCGTGGGTGATGCCCGTAATGCGAGCGTGGTGTGCGGCGACCGCCAGCCCAGCACCCGAACGGTAAACGGCGCTATTACCAATCCCGTCGCCAGTGGCAGTGTTGTGGCCGTTGTTGTTGATGACCCCAATGATGGGGTTCCCCGCCTCAATCGAGGAACCAGCGGCAGGCCGATACAAGACCATCGACCCCGTACAGTAAGTGGCCGCCGAGCCCGACCCCGTCTTCGACCACGTGTACGTCGACGTCTCAGTCCCGTCGACGATCCGATAGTATACGTTCGCGGTGTACAGGTAGCCCGAAACCCAAGAGGTGGAGACGGACCCAAAATGCCATTGGGTCCAGCCAGAAGGAGCGGTGATCGTGGAGCCGAGCGATGGGTAGTCCGACATCAGGATGTGGGCAACCAGCAGGTCGCCAACCTGCGCCCCAGACGGCACCGAGACGACGAGATCGTTGCTTACGTTGGCAGCCTGCTGAATAGTCGTCGCACCCTCGATCGTGGGTGTCCCCAGCCAGTTGGTCCCAGCCATCAGGCGGTCCTACGAACCCGAATCCAGCCGATCACCTTGCCGCCAGCATTCGTGCTCCCAATCTGATCCACGTCGAATGTCAGGTAGTCGCCATCGGCGAATGTGGTCGTGTCGAAGGTCGTCACCGACTCGGTGGTTCCCGCCGCAGCGATGATCGGACGGTTCGCTGGGGTTGTGCCCCACAGGGTGGTGCCGTTCTTGTTGATGTCGAACTGGAGGTCGGCGCCCGTCGGGGCGTCGTCGATCCACATCCACACTTCGACGAAGGTGCCCGCATACGGCATGTAGAAGCGCCCGATCTTGTCGGTGCCCACCGCCTGTGGCCCCGAGATCTGGAAGGGGATCAGAAACGTGTCGGCCTGGATGAAGTCGGCTGCCTCCCCCGAAGCGGCACCCTTCGTTAGGCCCGTGATCTTGTTCGACCCCATCAGCAGGGCACCCGTCATCGTCTTCGAACCATCCAAATGCACGACCGACCCGTTCAGGAACGTGACCAGATCACTGAAGTTCGTGTTGACCTCGGTAGCGTCGGCAGTCGTGCCGTTCGTGAAGCTGTTTGTCACACTGGCTGTCGCCATAAATCCTCCTATCTATAGGTGCGAACTGTCAACCTACGCTTCGCCCCGAACCCTATCAAGGCTCGACACGTGCAGCAGAATACGGTTCACCTGCCAGCGGGCATTCAGATCGTTCTGCTCCACCCGCAGCTTCATCACCCTCCACCGCTTCGGCCAGCCCGTCTCCCGCTTGTACACCTGATCCACACCCAAACCCCAGGCGTCAGTACCCCACACGATCGACCCCCACAAGCCGCCACCAGGCGACGTGTTGATCGTCTTCGTGAACACCGCATCCACATCGAAATCACGGTACATCTTCACTGTCATGTTCAGATCCTGCAACGCAGAGAACGCGAAGTCAGCGCGGCGCAGCCGCTGCCGAACAGCCTCATTCTCGGGATGCATCCACAACGTGTCAAAGTAGGCGCTGTACGCAGACCCGTCATCCCCGTACGTGTCGAACAGCTTGTAGATGCCAGCAGCATTACGGTTCATCGCACCGTACGTGATCCGCTCCCGCTCGGCAGCATCCGCCACACCATAGTCGTACTGGGTCCACGCCTCCGTACGCAGATCGAACACGAACATGCGGCTGTTGTGCGTGTCTGCACCCCACGGGACCGACAGGTAATACTTGGAATCATGGATGAACGCAGCCGACCTGTGCGCCTCGTCGGGGTTGATTCCGTCCAGCAGGTAGTTGAGGATCTTGTCCGACAGTGGGCGGAACCCCGCACCGTCGAACTCCCACACACCCGTACGGGGATCGAAGAAGATCACCTTCGACTCGCGGGCCACCACCGAACGTGGGGCGCTCGTACCGATGCCACGGTCCAACGGGTACAGGCTGAACGTGTTGTCGTCGGTACCCGCCAGAATGTAGCAGGACCGCGACTTGAACAGGATGATCGACTCGCCGAACGCCTTGATCGCCCACAGGGCGTCACCATCGTCGGGGTCCACGTCGATCCAGTCCAGCGGATCCCAGATTTCGGCGTCACCCACCGCAGAGTACCAGACCCGCGACGAGTAGTTCGTGCCACCAGTCGACACGTTCACAGCGAACATGCGCTCGTGCGCAGCCTCCAGGTCGACGGCCTTCGGGAACTCCGAAGCCGCACCCGACAGGGTCGTGTCAGTGATCTCAGTCCACGTCGCCCCGTCGAACGACCACGGATTCCCCAACTTCGACGTGAAGTACACCTTCGACTCGTACGACTGCGAACCGACATGGTACTCCTCGTCGGTCGACGGCTGAGCCCAACCCGTCACCTGCGACGAAAACGTACCCGACGTAGAGTAACGCAGGTCAGAAGTGGTCGCACCAGCAGTGACCCCAATCAGCCACTTCGTCGAAGGATCCTCCCGCCACGTCTCCAACCTGCGGATCTTGTCAGTCAACGAAACACTGTACTCCGAATAGCCCATCCGCTTCGACACGGCACCCCGCAACCCGAAGTCCACGTTGATGCAGTCGGGCACCTCGTTCGGCTCCAACTGGAACGGGTCGGCGTCAGCATTCAGGCCACCCTCCCAGCCTGGCAGACGAATCGTCTCGACAGGAGAAGTACCAGCCATCAGTCCAGAATCAAGTTCAGATCCACCCCACGGCGGTAACTGTACTTGCCCTTCCCGTAGACGAGTGGTTCGTCCTCAACGCGGTTCAGGTAGTGGCGGGCCATCTGCTCGACCCGCAGATCGAACCGCTGCTGGGCAGCCTGTGCCTTCTGGAAATCCTCCTCACGTTCCCACACTCTGGCGATCGCATAGTCGGCCAGGAGCATGTGGAACTGGGACGACCATTCGGGCACGTCAGTGTCGTTCGACAGCTCCGTCGGAGTCTTGTAGTAGAACATCGTGTAGGCGTTCGACTCGTTCGCCGACGGCGTCGGCAACAGGTACAGGGACTCACCCCACAGGTAGAAGGCGAGCGCCTCATCCGAATCGGGGGCGTCACCACCGTAGAGCTCCCAAGCGTACTGGGGTTCCACCTCCTGCAACTTCACCCGACGAGTATTGTCGATGATCGCAGCGATCCGCTGCACATTCGACGCTATACTCGAAAGGGCATACGACTGGGTGCCAGCGGTCACGCTGATCTGCGCCGAGGCCGACAGGAACGGCCAGCGGAAACGGGACGCCACCTCGCGGATCCCCTCGTTGATGACGTTCAGAACCTTCGCATTCGACCAGTCGTCGATCTCGATGAGGGTCTGCTCACGTACGAAGTCGCGGATGGCAGCCAGGTCACTCACTAGAGCTCACCCCTCGATCGGAGGTGCCCAGCACAATATGGTGTCTCCCGAGCGGGTCGGGCATGACAAGCAGTGCCGTCCGTCTTGACAGCAGCGCAGTGTTCGCGCTTGGCCGTCGGGACAGGATTCCCAACCACCCGCGCAACGCCATCCCGATCCATGACACTGCGACGGCCCGCAGGGGCGACACCTGGCCGTCCCGCATACTCATGGCCGACGGTCACGGTGCACCCCAATCAGAGACTGCTTCTCCCACTCGGTCAGATGCTTCTCCGCCCAGGTCACGACATCCTCAGCCCAGCGGGTAGCGACACCCGTCGACTTCGGGTCGGCCCAGATGTTCATTGCTTGTGCGATCTGATACGTCGTATACATACACCCTCCTTAGGTGTGGCACCCTCCCAAGGAATCGAACCCTGCCTCACGGCTTTGGAGACCGCTGCGCCCCATGGCGTGGAGGATATGGTGACCCGTTCTGTTCACAAGTGGGTCAGACTCGGAGACTCAGTCAGTTAGCGATCAGGCTCAGCCGTTCGTGATGCTGGTCAGGGCGCCATGCCGCGAGCGGTTGCTCACAACGAGGTTCCCGTAGCACTTGATGTGCTTGTACACAACATCCTGGTTGGTCGGCTGCAAGAAGTCGGAGACCTTGAACCAGACATCGTTCAACTTGGCGAGCGTCAGGTACTTGAAGTTGGCGAAGTACATGTCGCCAGCCGCAACGTACTGATCGAAAGCGATCGGCGCTGCCTTGAACATGAGGTTCTGGAAACCAGCATCCAGCATCTTGGTGTCGGTGAAGCGCTGTTGATCCTGAAGCTGAGCCTCATAGATCTCAAACGCAGCCTGCGTGGTGAAGATGTTGGTCGGATGATCGTTACCTTCACTCGCCGTGTTGTAGGCGGTACGCATGGCGCCGATGAGCGCAGCATCCGCAACCGCGGCGCTGTTCACATAGGCTTCCCACCAAGTCTGCGTGGTGCTGTCGATCCCACCGACAGTGTTGTCGATGGTCCCGATGATCTTGAGCAGACCATCCCAGTCCTTGCTGCTGTTGCCAGTACCATCTCCGAGAAGCATCTCATCGAGGTTCTCGGAAATCGTCATCTCAGCCTGCTCCAGACGGGCGCGGAGAAGCGACAGGACGGCCTCGCGGCCACTGTTCTTCGCCAGCTCCAATCCGTTGAACGAGACAAGGGCGTAGTACTGCTTCCAACTGAAGGAAGCGTTACCGATTCCAGTCTCGGCAGCAGTCGAGAAGACATCAGTACCAGAGTACGAACCCTTGTTGGCCGACTCGGCGTAGAGCAGAGGGACTTCGATGGACGGACCAGTGAAGTTCTGAATACGACCCGCGTTCTTCAACGCCCACAGGAGGGGCTTCGAAGAAAACACGTTGTCTTCCAGCTTGGGCACGTAATGCAGCATGGTGGTTGAAATGACCTGATCGGTCAGATTTGCACTCATGGGTTACTGTGTGTGTTCCTTTCTCAAGTCTCGACCCCAAGACTCACGAGGGCGCGACGAGCAGCCTCCTCAAAGGAAACCACTTCTCCCTCGGTGAATGCGGCGTCATCCCGCGGCTTCGGCTGCGGACGCTCAGGCGATGAACTCGCCTTCACTTCCCGCTTCGGCTGCGACTGACCCCGAAGGGCCGCAAACGCAACCCTGAGGTCGGCAATGCCATGCTCCGTGGCAAACTGAAGAGTCCTGATGCGGGCGCGCTCAGACAGCGGCCTACCGATATCCGACTCGATCGCGGCAAACTGCCCTTCGATCTGAGCCTGAACTCGGTTCGCCTGTGCCTGCTGCACTCGCGGGTCACTCTGAACGGCACTGTCCAGGCGCTCCTGAACGAGAGACTGCAATGTCGCTTCGTCAACGAGACGGATGCCCTGAACTTCCTTCAGGCGCGCCGACACGGCTTTCTCGTCAATCAGGCCTGCACGTACGGCCAGATAGGCGGCAGTTCCGACGGGATCATCCTTCAAGGATTCCCACAAGGTGGCTGCCCCCTCCCCAACGTTCCGCACTGACTCCTCCGCCTGCTTCCGCAGCGCGGCAAGTTCCTGCGTTTTCCGAGTGTAATCGGACTGCCGCAGGTAGCCCTTCGCCAGCTCCTCTAGGGAAACTGGCTCGTCGAACCCATCGATCGTGAAAAGCTCACGACTCGGGTCGAACGTATTCGACTCCTCGGACGCCTCGGGGGCATCGTCGAAATCGAAGGTCTCGTCTTCGGGTTGTTCGCTGGCCTGAACATCGACATCGACTTCAGCGTCATCCGTCGGAGCCTCGGGATCGTTCGAACCTGCTGGCAAGGCAGGCTCTGCTTCGACCGACGTTGCCGCGTCGATCTCCCCCATGGCTCGTTGGACTGCTTCGTCGAAGCTGGCGACAGGTGCGAGTCCTTCCGATGATGTGTTGTCAGACATAAGTCCTCCTATCTATACGGCCAATCTGTCAACTATGCGGGACCGAACATCCCACTGTTGTCAGGTGTTGGTGCGTCCAAAGGAGGCTGAGTAGCAGGCCCGAAGGGCACGCCAGTCTGGGGTTCGGCCCCAGGCATTCCTCCACCCGCAGCAGCCATCATTTGCTGCTGAAGGGCGGCTTGCTGGTCGCCGTCCAGAATCAGACTGGGGTCGGTGACACCGAACGCTTCAAGCCACAACTCGGCGATCTTGCGCAGGTTCGGGATCGGCATCCCCAACTGCTGCATGGCGGGAGCCGCCTGCAAGAACGTCTGGAACATCTCCTGATACCGCTGCGCCTTCACGACGGGGGAACGAAGCTCGGTCGAACGGGGATCCACTTCCACCTGATAGGTGCCGTTGAACATCTCCCCGTCGAGGTTCATCTCGACCTCCTGAACCTGCTGGCCCTGGAGGCCCTTCTCGTGGTTCGCCAACTGTTGGGCGGCACCACCCGACAGGACGAACTGCTGCTCGGAGAAGTCGGTGCCAGGGAACACGTCGAACGCCACGTCCAGAATCATCTGGCCCACCTGGCGGAGGAACCGTTCGACCAGCTTCAGCTTGTACGACGACTTGATGTTCGACGCCGACTCGATGATCGTCGCCTCCGTCGCCGTACGGGAAATCTGTGGTGTGCCGCCACGCAGGTACTCGTTGACGCCACTGATCTCGTACAGGTCACGAACGATCAGGTCCGACACCTGGTAGGAGTCGGCAGTCAACTGGGCCAAGTCGAGGGGCGTGACCACTGTGCGCGGGTCGATGTCGCCCTTGACGAGCACCACTTCGGCGGGCTCCTCCGACTTGAGAGCGGCGATAGCACCCGACCCCAGCTTGTCCTCGGCAGCCAGGTACTTCGGCACGTTCCGCCGACGGTGGTTGATCATCTGGGTGCGGGTCTTGTTGAGCTCGTCCTGAAGGTCGAAGAGCTGTTCCATCTCCCCCATGTGATAGGGCGAGTTGGGAATCTTGTAGTTGGACAGTTGGGCGATAGGTGGGCGGGCTCCCTCGACCACACGATGGGGCACATCCGAATCCTCGGAGACCACATACAAGGTGCCCTCGACCATATCATAGAACTCGTACAGATCGATTAGGCCGTGGGAGCCCCCCTCCGTTTCTGCCTGGCCGTCGGAATCGACGAAGTCGCGCCGCTCATCCCACGTTGACCGCGGGCGGAGCTCGCTCGTGTAGCGGTACTTTGGATTGTCCTTCACTGACTTCACGGGAAGCGTGCGCCGAACCACCACCCAACGGGCATTGTGCATCCCGTCGGAAGCTGGGTCGAGCCACACGTCCCATGGGTCCACGCGGTCGACAAACAGCTTTGCCATTTGAGCGACCTCCTCCGCGGCGAACACGTCGTCCGACTCAACCATCTCATCAAAGAAGTCCCAAGAAACCTGGAGGTAGCCGTCGCCATACAGCAATGCGTCGAACACTGAGGCTTCGGCGGCAATGTCACCCTGCACTTCGTACGAGTTCCAGAGGAGGTTCATCCATGCGGTCCACGCCGCAGCGTCACGCCCATTGGCAGCGCCAGAGTAGGGGGTGACACGGAAGAACGGGGTGGATCCCGTCACGTAGGGGACGATCGTGTTGATCGTCGAGAACAGCATGTTGACGGTCACGATGTCGATGTCGCCTTCGGTGGCAGCCCACTGCTTCCCGTTGTACGCCTTCTCAGACTTCCGCCACATGTGCTCGCGGGCCTGCTCGCGGTACGACTTCGACCAGGCGATCATCTCCTGCACGAACCCAGTCTTCTGGTGCAGCTTGGCGGAACGTCCGAACTGCTTCTCGTAGCCAGCGATCCTACTAGGCATTCGGGTTGCCCCCACCAGGACGATTCTCCTGGGCAATGTAGGACTGGAGGCGTGCCACTTCAGCAGTAATACGGGCCACCTCGCTGTTGATGCGGCCCGTCTCACGGTCGTAGGTTGAGAGCGCCTTCCGCTTCTCAGCCAACTGGGTTTCGAGTTGTTCCTTCAGTTGTACGAGCATGGTGTTCAGATCCATCTGCTCCCTTTCCCCACCCGTTCGATCTCCCGACCGTCACGCTTCGCAGCCTCGACGATCTCTCTGCCCCGATCCTTCTGGGTGACCCCATCTGCCCTGTCAATGGCAAGGCGAGCTAGACCGCCGAACTTGACGCCAGCGATCTTGCAGCCGTAGCAGCCATCGACATTCAGGGCAGGGTGAGTCTGTGCGTGCTTCATGACGACCCCTCAGGCCGTGATGATCTCACGCAGCGTCACGCCACCGACAGCCGCGGCGGCAGTGGTGATGGCAGCACCAGTCGTCCCAGTGACTTCGATCAGCACGGTGTTGTCCGAGCCAGTCGCAGCCGCAGGCTTGTTGGTGAGTGCCGACTCGGCCACATGGCCGATGACCTCTGCCTTCGTGATGTTCAGTTCGCCCTCGAAAGCGGTCGCCTTCGCGTCGATGTCCACACCAGGCGTGGTCACAACGTAGCTATACAGCGCCATTCAGTTTCCTCCTTCTACAGTGGTTGTTTGCTGGAACCCGACTTGCCCAGCCCGCCACCGCTACGGGTGGGGAACGGGTTCGACCGAGACCCAGTGTTCTTCCGCTCTCCACCATTGCGGGTGGCGATCGGAGCAGCAGGGGAGCCCTTCCCGAAAGAGCCGTCCTGCGAAGACCCTGACGGGCCAGGCGTCACGCTCTGACCAGGCTTCGGCTCAGACCCCTTCGGGTACTGACCGCGAGAGCCACCAGTGAAGTTCGCCTTCGCCCCCTCGGGGGTCAGGTGGTCTCCACTCGGGCCGCGCCGAACGAAGTTCGGATCTGGCTTCGGGCCACCAGTGAGTTTGTCTGTCATGGAAATGTCCTCCTATACAACTGCTGAAAGTGTCAACCCTTCCAGATGTACTTCATCAGACCGCGAGTCCTCGTGTACAGTCCGACAGGCGACGGCACTTCCATCTCCGCCCACGTGACGATAGCACTACGGGCGAAGTTCGGCATCTCGATCTCAGCCCACGACACTTGCGCACGGCGCGGTGCGGTAGGCACCTCGACCTCAGCAAACGACACCTGGGCGCGCCTCGGGGCGTCAGGCACTTCAAGTTCGGCGAACGAAACCTGGCTGCGCCGCGGTGCCGTCGGCACCTCAAACTCGGCCCAGGAAACCTGGGCTCGACGCACCCCAAGTGGAACTTCGAACTCGGCGAAGGAGACCTGCCCGCGTCTCGGGGCCAGCGGGACTTCCAGTTCGGCGAAGGACACCTGCACTCGACGTGCCCCATCAGGCACCTCAAACTCAGCCCAAGAGACCTGCGCCTCCCTGTCGGTCGTGGGAGCGTTCGGTACTTCGAACTCGGCCCAAGAGACCTCGACCCGCCTATCGGGATTCGGAATCTCCAGTTCGGCCCAAGAGACCTGAGCCCTACGGGGTGCGTCGGGGACTTCCAGTTCAGCCCAAGAGACCTGGGCTTCACGTGGCGCATCGGGGAGCTCCAACTCCGCCCACGAAACCTGAACCCGCCTGGGAGCCGTGGGGATCTCCATCTCAGCCCACGAGACTTCGGCGCGGCGGGGCGCCGTTGGAACCTCCAGTTCCGCCCATGAGACTTCGGCGCGGCGGGGCGCAGACGGAACTTCCAGTTCCGCGAAAGACACCCGAGCCTGACGGTCGGTCGTGCCCGCCGTCTTCGTGAAGGCTGCGGCGACAGCAGCCGCTCTACCCTGAGAAGTGCCGACCGTCCAACCCATCGTAGTCGAGGCAGCAGTAGTCTGCGTCTTCCACGAAGAGACCTGCCCCATCCCCGAACCAGCCCCATCGAAGTCAGTCAACTCCGTTTGTGGGGCGTCGGGGGTACCACCACCCACACCAGTCGAAAGACCCCAAGCGTCCAAGATGAACGTGTTGTTCGACGTGGGCACAATCGTGATCGACAGCGTCGTGCCGCCATCGGCCTCCTGAACCGCCACCTTGTGGGCGTTGCCCTGGGTGGCGTTCTCCAGGCAGATGGCACCCACCTGGATGCCGTCCACAACGGACGCCATCGTCACGGCAATCGTGTTCGCCCCGTTCGCAGGCAGGGACGACTCGTCAAGCTGGAACAGTTCGGATGCTGTCGTGTTGGTCGACAGCATGACAGCATCGCCAGTGGTCGTGCCGTCAGTGACCTTGGTCATCGAAACGCCACCGTAGGTGACCCCCGACACCTGAGCGCCAGTCTCACCCGTGTCGTCGTAGGTGACCCACACCAACACCTTGCGGTTCAGGCCAGCCACCAGCGTATGCGACACGCCACTGTAGGAGGAAACGTCGGCACCCGAAGCACCCGACGCCACCGAACCGATGATCGTCGGCGCATCCGACGGGGCGTTAGGCACCTCAAGCTCAGCCCAGGCGACCTGGGCCTTGCGGTCGGTCGAAGCGTTCTGCACGGTGGCGTGCATGTAGTCGACCTGGACGGCAGACCTGACAGAGGGGCTACCCCCCGCAGCCGTCGTAGCAATCTCAATCTGGGCGTTATCCCAGTTCGTCATCCCCGACACCGACACGGTCAGGGTGACGTCCTCGCCTGAGGCGGAGGTGATCGTCCAACCCGTCGAGTTGGCGCCCCGCTCAGTGCCCGACTCTAGGATTCGGACACTGTTGATCGTCGGGTTACCCGTGCCGTCCTGATGGCGGGCACGGATGAGCACCTCGACAACGTCAGTGCCCTCCAGGGTACCAACAGGATTGTCGAGATCCCAGATGTGGGTCCACGACGAGTTGTCGATGTTCGTCGTCCACGTCCCCGACGTGGTACCGACGGCGTTGGTTGGGGTGAGGCACCCACCAGATGACGAGCCAGACGCGTAGAGGGTTTCAGCCATCAGTCGCGCTCCACGAGAAATCTACGGGCAGCCTGAACGTAGGCTCACCCGTGTCAGAGTCCACGGCCTCGGTCAACCTGCGGTTGCCAGGGATCGGATAGCGAGTCTCGCCAGGGGTGAGCACCACCTCACGAATCACGTCGACGCCGCCAGCGACGACAGCCACCGTCAGGATAAGCGGATGGACAGACCCGTTGCGCACGACCAGATCGTTGATGCGGAGCGTGCCCACCTCATAGTCGATGACGAAGAAAGCATCCTCGCCACCGTTCAGTTGGACTCGCCCGTAGGTGAACTCGGCCATAGGCTGGCCTACGGCTCAGACCTGCGTCGCTGAGAACCGCAAATACAGGTTCGTGTAGTCAGTGATCGCATCCGCCTCGGCGCCCGACAGGGCGTACGACTTGTCAGTGAACGAGTCCTCGACCGTACCCGCCGACTGGCAGGTGGCGATCAGCGTACCAGGCGTGCCTTCCGACACGTAGCCCTGGCGGAGCTCGACAGTCAACTGGACAGTCGCACCACCAGCCGCATCCTTCCCCTGACGCCAACGCACCGTGTGCCCCGCCGAAGACACGGGGTCTTCCAGGGTCGTCAGCTTGGTCACGTAGATGTCAGCCGAAGGAGCGACAGGCGTCTTGATGTAGTCGGTGTTCGAAGCTACCGATTCGTCGATCGTCGTGTAGATGTTCGTCGAACCGTCAGCCTGGTCGACCCACGCGCCTGGGTTGTTCGTGTCTGCACTTGGCCTTCCGAACTGAGCCATAGGTTACCTCCTTCCCCACTTCCGACTCCAAGGACGGGCGTGGCCCCGAATGTGCCAGCCTGGATTGGGGTAGAAGCGAATCCACTTCTCACGGTCGTGCCACTCGATGGCCCGCACCCGAGGGCGCCGCCACGTCGACACGACCTGAAGAAGAACGAACACTGCGACAGCAATGCCGATGAAAGCCAGGATCGTCATGCGTTTATCTCCGTGTAGCCGACAGCAATGAAATGGTTGCCCGCCGCCGAAGTCGTGTAAGTCAGGTTCGCCCCGACCGCAGTCTCCGCCAGCACCATGTCGGGATCCCCAATCAGGGCGGCACCACCATTCACGTCACCGTACATCTCCCACAGTCGGGTAGCCCCCGACTCCAACATGACAGTCATCGCCGTCGTCGTCGAGAAAAAGATCCAATGGACCCGAATGAAATGGTTCGCCGACGAGACCGCAACCAGAATGCGGTCAGTCTCCTGACTCGCAGACTGATTGTTGGCCCGTTGAAGCCAGGTGGCAACAGCCATGAAAAGATCCTCCTATAGAACTGTGTGCACTGTCAACCAAGCCGATGCACATAGAACGACTTGCGGCGCTCACCGCCAGCCGAATTGTGTGCACCCACACGGGGCATCCCCTTCGACGTTGGCACCCCGAACGCCAGATCGTCGAACTCGGCCATCGTAATCACCGTCGACTGCTCGTCGCGCCACACCGTCGGGAACCGTTCGATCTCCGTCAACAACTGCATGGCCCCCAGGTGGGCCATCACCACGTCGTCATGGTTCCCCGACGATGCCCCATACTTGCCCTTGTCGTCCACCACGAAGGTAGAACACTCCGACTTGAACCACGGGTCACGTGGGTCAACCTCGTGGTCCCTGAGGAACCTCAGTGCGTCGTTCACCATCTTCGGCTTCGTACTCATGTTCGTCGACCAGCCATACACGTCGGTGCGTTCCTGCGTCTGCCGCTTGTTCAACTGCGCCATGCGGTAAACACGCGGGTAGCCGAGTACCTTCGCAAGCGTGTGATTGACGAAGAAGCCCTGATACTCGCGTTCCACGGCGACCAGAGCCGTGTGATACCAGTAGCCGAGCCACTCAAGAACTTCGGGGATTCCCTCCAACTGGAAGTGGGTTCTGACTCGGGCGACACACGCCCCAGTGTTCGCATTGTACACGGCGATGGCCGTGTAGTCCCCATGTTCGAGTCCCTGGGCGACGTCACAGAAGATGACGTAGTTGGGAGCCCTGAGCGCGTATCCATGGACAGGGTGCCTCTCAACCGTTGGTCGCTCATAAACGTCGACAACAAGGTAATGTTCCTCGTCGTACTGGTCGAGGGGCTGGGAGAAAGCGGTACCATCCCATCCCAGTCGCTCCCACGACTCCGCCCAATCGTACTCGGCGAGAAGATCCGCATCAATCGCCGTACGACCCGACTTCGCGAAAGCCTCCTCAGGATTCGACGGATACTCCTGGTAGAACAGCCACGGCTGACCGCGGTAGTCACGCTTCTTCTTCTCATACCACACCTCATCTCTCGACACCCGAGCCGACCACGGGTAGAACACTGGACGCCACGTGCTGCCAGGCAGATTCGAATCCACCCACTTCGCATGAAACCAGTTACCCATCCCGTTCGCCGTCGACAGGACGAAAAACTTCCCGTACGTCAACGGCTCCAACGCGGCGTACATACCTTCGGCAGCCTCCGCAAACGCGGCCTCGTCCCACATCACACCGTACACGGCTTCGCCTCGACCAGTGCCACCAGTGGCAGCAATGGACTCCACCCACGACCCACGGGGAGTCTCGATGAAATCCTGAGTGAACTTCCACTCGTCCAACTTCACCCTCTCCTGAATCCATCTCGGCAACCTCCTCAAACCATTCGACACCATCAGCAGGTTCTTGATCGCAGCACCACCAGTACGCGACACGAACAACCAAGGATGATAGTCGTTGAACAAGATGTCATGCCCCACGAACGCCGTCGTGATCGTCGTCCACCCGATCTGACGGGCCTTCAACGACAGGACACGATCCTCCCCCTGGTACTCCTTCAGAACCGCCGACTGTGCTGCCATCGGCACCAGTGGTGCGGGCGGGGCGCCAGGAAGAGTGATCTTCCACGCTTTCGACAAGAACAGCTCGATGTCCTTCTCAGCGTACCTCCACGCCAACTCTTGGGCGACCTTGTTGTCAAGAGAGTACCAGTCGACCTCCCTGACATCCAGAACCTTACCCGTCATGGAGCATCCGCTCCAACTCTTCATCCGACAAGCTGTCCAAACCAGCATCAGACTTGCCAGTAGGACGCGACTCGCGGAACCAGCGCAACACCTCACGGGCAGCAGGCACAGCCTGCGCCGACTCGCCCTTCGCGATCGACACCAGATTCCCGATGATCTCCGACAGATCCGTCGCAGCCACATTCGCACGCACCTGCGCAGCCACCATGTCCTGAAACTCGGGGTGCTTCCGCCACTGCGTCAACGTCACAGGATGCATCCCCAGCATCTCCGCCAACTCAGTCTGATAGCGGGGCATCCCCACCATCACCTTCATCTCATCAGGAGTCACCACCCACTCCGCAAACACCTGCATCCGCTGACGGCGAGCCGAAGTCGACCTGTCAGACGGCGACGGCAACACGGGAGGCCAACTACTCACGCCAACCCCCAAAACGGAAGGATATCCTCCACCGAATCCACAACCGCAAGATCCACACGGCGAAACTCCGCCACAGTACGACCAATCCTCTCACGCTCCTCCGTCGCCTGACGCCTCACATGATCCGTAATCACACCCCACTGATGCGGCGTGTAACGCAGCGACAATGCCAACCCGCACGTGCGGCATTCGACGGGCACCATCACGGCACCCGCCATCGACTTCACACGGCCCGTCAGATGCGCCGTCGTAATCAGCGACGAACACGTAGGACACTCGGCAATCGACTGCTCACGAACGTTCACAACGAACCTCCTACTAGATGGGCCAAAGCGTCAACCTTACACTGTAGTTGACACCCTGGACAGTCTAATAGGAGGGCATTTCCCTCCTCCACCCCACGAGGGGCGACG